TGCGGCACGCTTTGATCGAACCGATGCGGAATTGAAACTATGCCGGGAATGTAGGCATAGGCAGTTCAGCTTTTGGCGCAGGTGCAGCTAAAGTCTTCGGCGTCGGAGTGGGTACGGCTCCGACCTCTTCACCAGCAGATGTGATGCAGATCTATTCTGCCGACTGGAATGGTGCGGGCACAGCGGCGCCTCATTTCCGGACCGAGGACAGCACGATCTGGCGTCTTGGTGGCACAGCCCTCTCTACATCTGCAAACGCCATTGCGAATCTGGGTACATCTTCACAGGGATTCATTCAGTTGTTCTTAGATCAAACGATTACTGCTGGTGGCACGACTGGCAATCAGACGATTAACAAGGCGGCTGGGACTGTGAATATCGCCGCGGCTGGCACTGCAATCACCGTCACATCAAATAAGGTGACAGCGAGTTCTCTAGTATTCGCTGTGCCACGCACGAATGATGCGACCTGCCATGTCGCCAATGTGGTGCCCGCATCGGGATCCTTTGTCATCAATATGACCGCAGCCTGCACTGCCGAAACTAGTATCGGCTGGTGGGTTCTCAATCAGTAGGGAAATTTATGCGACTTATACTCATCATATGTGTGCTCTCAATACCGGTTATGGCTCAGGAACCGATTGAAGTCACTCTGAAATGCAATCTCACTGTGCAGAAGGACTGCACGGATTTCATAAAAACGCTATCTGCGGCGCTTGGATATCAGGAATTTATTCCGGATCGGAACAAGCCAGATCAGAATATTGCGAATCCACTGACTCGGAAGGAGTTCATCGAGCAGCGTTTGGTGGAGCTTTTGCTGCAATGGGGTGGTGATTTCGAGCAGCAGGAATCAATCAAGGCCGCACCAGATAAGCGAAGTGAGTTCCGAGATAAATACGCAAAACCTCGTCGAGCCTCTAGACAGGGAGTCAGGCGATGATCTGCTTTTTTTGGTTTTTCATCCTCTTGCTTTCCGACACGCCACCCACCTATTCGCTCAATGAGCAAGAGCGGGACCAATGGGCCGAGTTCGGGAAAAATGAGCAGGTGCAACAGCAAGCGATTACGCAAGTCATACAGCAAGCTGCGCAATTGCGCGTTGAACCAGGAGCGTCGATGCAAGTTCATGCGGCATTGAAGGATGCTTTGCTGCAAACGGAAATCATTCGGGCGAGGCGGGATGCCTTCCTCGCCCAGCTACGTGCCGATCATGCGTGTCGCGACTGCGTGATCACAGATGGGCAATTAGTGCCGCCAAAAAAATAAATCCTCGTTTTTGATACAGTACCAAAAATTGTAGCGACCAGAAGGTCGTGAATTCCCAATCAGAGAAAGGGTGATATGCCGAAATTATCTGGTGTCGTGGATTCCCTTGAAGGGGTTCCCGAACAATATAAAGGTGCGTATGAGGAGAAAGAGGGTAAGTTCTATCTCAAGGAGATAGAGTTCGAAGATGTTGCCCCGTTCAAAGAGAAGCTCACAAAGAAAGAGAGACTTCTCACGGATGCCAATCAGAAGCTTGGCCGATATACAAAGTTCCAGGACTTCACGGATGAGGACTTGGACCAACTTGTCGAGTTGAGGGAATTGAAAAGGCAGGGGAAACCTCTGACCGTTGATGAAAAGGCAGAGTTAGAGCGACTCCATAAAAAAAGCCTAGAAAAAATCACGTCCGAGTTACATGCGGAACGTGAAGGGCGCAAAGCAGATCAAGCGCAGCTTAAGCATTTTCGTTTGACTGTGCCGCTGCGAGATATTGCGATAAAAGCTGGCGTAATCGCAGACGACTTGGACCTTGTCATGCTGGATGTGCAATCACGATTTAGCCTCGACGACAACGGCAAAATCGTGGTCCTGGATGACGATGGCGATCCGACAGACGTGACGCCGCAGAAATTTTTCGAGACGTTGTATAAGCAACATCGACCGAAGTTTTACAAGGCATCTGATGCTGGGGGATCAGGTGCACAGAATGATAAGACTGGTAGTGCGGGCAAGGCTAAGACAGTGACCCGAACGCAATTTGAGGCTCTGTCACAAGCAGAGCGAATGAAAGCATCAAAGGAGGGCGTACAGGTTGTTGATTGATCGCCCACCACATTCAAGGAGTAGGCAATGGCCAATGTTTTGACATCTCTCGCGGCTGATATTTATAAGGCCGTGGACATGGTGGGCAGGGAACTGACTGGAATTATCCCGTCAGTGACAATTAACGGCGGCTCGGAACGGGCTGCGCTCAACGATATCGTAAGATCCCACTTCACGCGACCAGCGACTGTGACCACGATCACACCGTCAATGACCATTCCAGAAGGCGATGATCAGACGGTTGATAGTAAGACTATGACGCTGGATACAACGGCGGCAGTGAAGATTCCATGGACGGGCGAGGACATCAAGCACGTCGATAATGGGAGTGGCTTCACAACGATTTACGGCGATCAAATCAAGCAAGCGTTTCGCGCAATCACCAATCAAATCGAAAGCGCGCTTTGGAATGCAATCCGAAAAGCCGCGTCCCGTGCGTATGGGACTGCTGGCACGACGCCTTTCGGATCGAACTTCAATGAAATCCCGCAATTGCGCAAGATCCTCCAAGATAACGGAATGCCGTTCGATGGGATGGCTTCTTTGATTCTCGATACGGGAGCTGGCGCAAATCTGCGCTCATTGGCTCAACTTCAGAAGGTCAATGAATCGGGTGGGCCGGAATTGCTCCGGCAGGGTACATTGCTGGATTTGCAAGGATTCATGCTCAAAGAATCTGCTGCGATTAGCACTGTGACTAAGGGCACTGGATCAGGCTACCTAATCAATAATGCGAGCGGCGAGGCGGTTGGACAAACCACGATCACGGTGGATACCGGCACAGGCACAATTCTGGCTGGAGATATTGTGACATTTGCCGGCACAACGCATAAATATGTGGTCAATTCGCCCCTTTCAGCCGGGGATTTCGTCATCGGCGAACCAGGTCTCCGAGTTGCTGAGGCGGACAATGATGCGGTTACAGTAGGCAATGACTTCGTGGCCAATATTGCGCTGCATAAAACGGCGGCGGAATTGGCGATTCGTCCCATGGCGGATCCTCCTGGAGGCGATCTGGCGGCTGATACGATGATCGTTCAAGATCCCTGGACAGGTCTCAGTTTCGAAGTTAAAGCCTACAAAGGTTTCAAGAAGGCGATGTTTATGATTTCCTGCGTCTATGGTGTCAAGGCGTGGAAGTCGCAGCACATCGCGCTCTTGCTTGGGTGATATATGAATAATGCCCCTTTAGTCAAAATGTATCGCTCTGAGGGCGATACGAAGCGGACTGCTGATGTCCATCCCGATGAAGTCGAGAATTGGGAAAAGAAGGGTTGGCGGCACGTTGTGGTTGCTGCACCGGTTCCAGCAGTAGTCGCATCAGAGCCACCATCTGAGATGGACTCTGCTATTACTGTCGAGGAAGCGGCAATACGAGCCGCGAAGGCAGTGCCGAAACAAAAGAGGAAGTGATGCCGGTCCCAGATCTCATCACCACAATAGGTGGCGATACGGCGAACTCCTATGTGAGTTTGACCGGTGCTGCCAGTTATTTCGAAGCACGTCTCGATGGCGAATCGTGGTTCGAGCAGAGTGATGATCGGAAAAAGCAGTCCCTCTTGAAGGCGGCGTGGCGCCTCCAACAGATGAACTGGTTAGGGGGTAGAGCATCTTCGACGCAAGCACTCGCCTGGCCACGCGATGGGGTGCCTAAGCGCGATACGTCGGAACTCTATATAACTGGCGGATTTGGCTATGATTTTTTCTTCCGGCAGTATGGAGATCTGTATGCATCAACAGAGATCCCACAGCAAGTCAAAGATGCCCAATGTGAATTGGCGTTCGCATTCTTGGCTGGTTTTGCTGATGGCGAAGAAGCACAAGTGAAGTCATTTTCGGATGATCGAATGTCTGTAACGTTCGATCATCCGCGTCGGCTCAATAGCTTGCCGGCGATCGTTGAGAACTTGCTGGATGGGTTGGTCAATCAAGCGAGGCGGATACGGGGATGAATCTGGTCAGTAAAATCCAGCTTGCCCAGTTGCGACTCATAAACGTGCGATCAATGATGGATCAGGTGACGATCCTGACGCCCAATGCGATCACGCCGGATGGATATGGAGGCACGAAGCAGACCTTCATGGATGGAGTCACTGTTGCCTGCCGGATTCGTCCATATACGCAACGCGCGGATAGTGTGCAAGGAGCAGAAGGAGGAAATGAAGAATTATTCCTCTTTGCTCTGCCATTCAATACCACGATTGACGTCCAGTATCGCTTGAGGCGAGCAGGAATTGAATATGAGGTCGTGGGCGATTTGACGAGTAGCACGTATCAATTAAGTAGACACGTGCTCGCGAAAAAAGTATGAAGAAACCCATCAAAACCGACGACAAGCCAGCGCTATTGGTGAAGGCAGAGCAGTCTGTACGGGATTTGGCTGCCGAAGCAGGATCTATCAGCGCCAGAGACGCGCATGAGGCGTGGCGCTGGGTCCTTATCTCCTGTTCTAAGAACCCTTGGCGCCAAGGGCCGTTGGATTTCGCGAATCGCACGCATCCATTGCTATGCGCGTTCAACGCGTTGCCAGAAGACCAACGTGGGCATGCGCTGGCTTATCTGGAGAATGAAAATGCCCAGCAAGACAATCGTCATCGCCCCATCAGGACCAATACTGAAGGAGTTTCGTGATCAAGTCCGCGCGATTGTCCGGAAAACCGCTTTTCTGGTCGAAGGGCGGGCCAAGATCCTCGCCCCAGTCGATACAGGATTCCTCCAGAATTCGATTACGACTTCGGCTTTGAGTGAGGCAACTTATGTCGTAGCGGTAGGAGCCGAATACGGCATTTACGTGGAATTTGGCACTCGGAAGACGCGAGCACAGCCCTATTTTATCCCCGCCATCGAGGAAGGGCGCCGCTATTTCGACCGTGAGCTGAAAGCATTGGAGGTCAAATGATTGCAAGCTTTAAAACGGAATGGGTGGCCGGCCTGGCTGGGAACTACCAGCAAGAAGAGATCTATCTTCGAAAAGACAATGCCTATTCAGCGTTGGGCGTTTTGTGCGACCTGGTCGCGGACCGCGTCGGCTTGGACTGGATCTTCGATCCAGTAGTCTCAGCTTACAGTTTCGGAGGTTCTTTGTCGAATTTGCCTGGTGAAGTTCGAGAGCTATGCGGAATCTCTCGTAATGAAGAGAAAGAGATCCAGGATCTACAAGGGGATGGTTGGCCTCTCGTTGAGATCGCCAAGTTTATTCGAGAGAACTTGTGAATGAGGCACATCGAGCAGAGAGGTGGTTGTATTACGCGCTTGCGAATGATCTGGATCTCGCCAGTGTGGCGAGCGATCGGATTTATCACGATCAGGCGCCAGAGACAGCTCTCTATCCATTTGTGATCTTCAACTTCCAGAGCGGGGAAGATACACATGGAATGGGCACATGCCGCATTCTGAGCCGCCTTTTATATCAGATAAAGGTGGTTACGAAAGGTGATCTTACGGATGATGCTCGATTGGCCGCTGATCGGATAGATGAGGTCATCGGCAAGGCGGTTCGGGCCCAGCATCCGGATGATACATCGCTGAAATTCTCTGGATATCGAGAATCAGTGGTTAGTTATACGGAGCCGAATCGAGATTCATCAAGAGTCTTTCGGCACTTAGGCGGGCTGTATAGGATCGTGGCATCAGCGCCGTAAAGAGGGGAAATATGGCACGTGAGTCGAAAAATATTGTCGTTCAATTAGGCAAGGAAGAGACGCCTGGAACGGCGGCATCTGGCCAACGAACGTTGTGCGCGCTGGATATTGCATTGAGTCCGGAGCTGGATGTGAAGCGATACCGAGCGCGTGGCAAGAATATCACCACGACCAGTGTCCTGAACCGGATCTGGGCCCAAGGCGATTACTCAGGTGTCGTCAGCTATAACGAGCTGGCATTGATCTTGTTCAATTTGATCGGCGGCTCGCAGCCATCGCCCGTTGGAACGGGTGGATATGGTTGGACATTCAGTCCATTGAGTGAAGGTCGAGATGTTCCGAATCCATTCACTGCTCGTATTGGAGATTCGGAAGCAGCCCAAATCTTCAGCTTTATGCAAGCGAAGACGTTGGAGTTGTCGGCCACTCGCGAAGAAGTGCAAATGAATGGCAGCCTCGTTGCCTATGCCCCAAACAATGCGGGAACGCTAACCACCTTGACTGATGAAGTGGAGGCAATTACCAAATCAGGGACGGTCACAGGTGGCACGTTTACGATTACATATAGCGGACAGACGACATCAGCCATTGCATATAACGCCACAGCCGCCACGATCCAAACTGCGCTAGAGGCATTATCGAACCTTGCGCCCGGCGATGTATTTGTATCGGGTGGCCCAATCTCAACGGGACGAGTGCAGATTCGTTTCGCTGGAACGCTCGCAGGAACCGATGTGACCCAGATCACAGTTGATAGTTCGTCTTTGACTGGAGGTGGCACATATGTCCCTTCGACGCTATTAGCTGGCGGTGCGTCAGTGTCACAAATCGCGGAGTCTCCAGTGTCCGGCAACGAGATCAATCTGTACGTCGATACTTCATCGGGGGCATTAGGCACGACACAAATCGGCTGCCCTCTGGAGATTCGGATCTCACTACCAGAGCGATTTATGGAGAAATGGTGCCTCAATCGCACCAACACCAGTTTCAGTGAAACGGTTGGGATTGCAACGGAACCAACAATTGAATTTGACACTGAATATAATGCCCAAGCGCGCGCCTTGTACGATGCTGTAGTCTTGAATAGTTTGCCGATGCGATTTATTCGCTTCGATGCTCTCGGAGCGAATATCGGGGTAGGTGCTGATTATAAAATTCAGTGGGATTTCGCGGCTTCGATCAATAAAGCGACAGAAATTAAGGACCGCGATGGAGTGTATGGTTATACATTCGGCTGGGATATAAAGCATTCAACCAGTTGGGGCAAGGCAATGAGTTGTTATATAATCAATACTCTACCTTTCATCTGATTCTCCTATATAGTCCTCCGAGGACTCTACCTGGACGGCCCTGGTGAATCTTTCACCAGGGCTTTTTTTAAAAATGAAATTATCAGAGACAAGAAAAATCAGGAAGGCAACGATTGAAATTGGAGATGGCTTATCATTCACCTTTGAATATCGTTCGTTCTCTCCTTCTGAGTGGGATGCAATGGATGAGCAGTCCGCCAGCGAGAAGTGGGGTTTGGTAAAGCAACTTTCCTCCCTGCTCGTGACGACCGGCTTGGAAGATGACGATAACCGACCGATCCCTCCTACTGAAGAGAATCTTGCACAATTTGAGGTTCCCATTCTGAGAGCGATGCTCTCCGAGATTTTAGCGACAACTCTCCCAAAAAAAGCGATTTAAGGGA